AAATCTGAGATCATTTCTTGAGATTAATCGCAATGCTAAACTGCACGGTGCTAACCTGCACGGTGCAGACCTGCGCGGTGCAGACCTGCGCGGTGCAGACCTGTACGGTGCTAACCTGTACGGTGCTAACCTGCACGGTGCTAACCTGCACGGTGCTAACCTGCACGGTGCAGGCCTGTACGATGCCAACCTGCACGGTGCTAACCTGCGCTATGCCAACCTGTACGGTGCCAACCTGTACGGTGCCAACCTGCGCGGTGCCGACCTGCGCGGTGCCAACCTGTACGGTGCCGACCTGTACGGTGCTAAACTGTACGATGCCAACCTGTACGGTGCCAACCTGTACGGTGCCGACCTGCACGGTGCCGACCTGTACGGTGCCATAATCGGAATCGCGCAGCGAGACGTAGTACTAAAAGCCCTAGGTGTTAAACTGGAGGAAAAATGACAACAAAACTGGTAAGTTATCCGATCATTAACCACAACGGGGAATGGCGCGTAAAATTTCCGGGGTTGAACAAACCGATCTGGGAGGCCGTTGGCCGCGTGGACTTTGACCATATCGAGCTGGAAAACGGAACAAGCTATTACAACATCACGTCGTTCAATTCCCACAACCCGCCGCGCAAATGCTGGTTCAGGGAGGCGCAGGGAAAGACGGAGGGTGCGGAGCCGGTTGAGCATTCTAGCTGCAAGGGATGCAAGACACAAAACCATAAAGACATGGAGGGGTTTCTGCTTTCATGCTTGGACGATGACCTTAAAAAAGCACCGCCTGAATGCAGGACTTGTTTTGCATGGAAGAACCCCTTTGAAATCCGCACCAACTACACCCCCACCCCGCCAGCGAGTGACGCCATTCCCAAGCCCACGCCGGAGCAATACGCTGATCCAGAAAGTTCGCCCTGCCCGTATTGTAAATGGCAAAGAGACTGTACGCATTTCGGATATCCTGATGAAGAGGACAATTGCTGTAGGTCGCAGGACATCGCCGATCGCGCCGCCAAGCAACCGGAGCCACCCGCGCCGGACGACACCAACAAGGGGGTGTTCCAAGGCTGGGCAGACCAATGCTCCGATTTGGCATATTGGATGGAGGTGAACGGGCAACGTGATGCGGGCTATGTTTTACGAAACATCGCCGCGTCTTTGGTGGACGGCAAGAAGTACACGCCAGAATCCACCCATGCCGCCGAGTGCGAGGGGCTGGTTAAGAGGTTGGCGGAGTGGTCCGGAACAAAGGACAAAGGCGGCACAATTGATGAACGCATGATACTGGAAGCTTTAGGGGATAAGGCCAAGCGGCTATACCCGGTGGCCAAATGAAAATACAGTACAAGAAAGGCGATCCTGTCTACATAGACTTTGAGGGTAATGACAAGACCAAGCAGGACAAGTTTAAGTGGTGTGCTAACTGCGAGCGGTGGATTCCGCCGCCCTATAAGCACACCTGCCACTGTAAGGCAGGCAAAGAAAGGCAAGTGTTATGAGTATTATCAATAGAAGCGTGTGCCGTGGTGCTATTCTGTCATGCGCAGAGGCCAAGTGGCCGGGAAAGATGCGGCAGGTAGAGAAAGAAGTGCTTGACTTTCTGGAGGCAAGCCTGTTATCTAATATACATTCGCTCATACGCCAGCATCCTACCATCGGGCACAGGATAAGCATGGGCACGAAGAAGAGAGAAGGTGCAGATGAACAAGCAATATAGCGATACTGACGCCGAGCGTGCTGTGCTTGGGGCGGTGCTTCTTGACCCGACCATTACCCTGCATCTAGCCAAAGAAAAGAGGCTGTCGCCAGATGCGTTCTCGGATCAGAAGAACGCAATCATCTTCCGCACGATGGACGCCATGCTGGCGGGAGGTAAGGCCATTGACGCAATGACAGTCATGCGTAGGCTGGACGACAAGGGGAACATAGACAAGGCAGGAGGAAGGGAATACATAACTGGGCTACTCGACGCCATCCCAACAGTCACGCACGCCGCTCATTACCTTGAGCTCATCATTGAGAAACAACGCCTCCGTAATCTTGCGGAGTGCGTGTCGATTATACCGCAGATGATTGGGGAAGGTGTGCCGTCGTCAGAGGTAGTGTCAAGAGTCACGTCGTCAATAGTGTCTAACGTGGACTTAGGCTCAACCGAGAGCCCGGAAGACCTGCACCGTCAGTCAATGGACGAGTTCGGCGGATCGCGGTCAAGAAAGAGGGCCGGATTCATGTCGTTCTTAGAACCAGTCAACGAGATCATAGGCTCCTACATCCCCGGCAATGTGTATGTAATTGCCGGTCGTCCCTCGGACGGGAAAAGTTCTTGGGCCTTCCAAGAGTTGATACAGCAGGCGGTAGAGCATAATATTCCGTGTGCTATGGCATCACTTGAAATGTCGTCGAAGTTGTTGCGCGAGATGATGGCTGGCTCTTTATCCGACGTGTCCATATACGCCGTGCGAAACGGCACCTTCTCCCAACAGCAACTCGACAAGCTGCGAGATTCTTTCAATCTGTTGCAAGCCGCCCCCATCTTCATCAACGACAAGCGCATGACCATAGACGAGATTCTGGCGTGGGTGTCGTATATGGTTGCAAGGCATGGAGTAAAGCTGTTTGCTCTTGATTACATACAGTTGATTAGACCGTCTAGCTACTCCGGCCACAAGAGCCGTAACGAGGAAGTCATGGAGTGGAGCGCGGCCATCAAGGACATCACCAAGCGCCTCAATCTAGTCACACTGATGGTGAGCCAGCTATCCAGAGCAGGCATACGCTTACAGGACAAGACGCCGCCGCCGCCTACGCTTGAGGCGTTACGTGACAGCGGAAGCATCGAGCAGGATGCTGACGCCGTTATTATGCTATACAAGAAGCCGGGGCTTGATTGTTCAACATTCTTTGCTGATGCTGACTGGCCGATGGAAGCGTCGGTAGAGAAGCATAGGATAGGGCCGACCGGAGTGAGGCCGTATGTGTTTGTCAGGCGCAGGCAAAAGATCGAGTCGTTGCTGCAATACCAAAACAGGAAAGAAAGAGAGGCGTCATGCAAATCTTTTTCACAGCCGATACCCACTTCGGGCACGGCCCCAACCGTCTGGGCTTCGGCGGAATAATCTATCACGCCCACAGGCCGTTCGCAACCGTGGAGGAAATGGATGAAACGATCATCAAGAACTGGAATGACTGCGTTCAACAGGGAGATCAAGTCTGGATATGTGGAGATTTTGCGTGGAATCGTCACGCCTCATATCTGCATAGACTCAACGGGAAAAAGTTTATCGTCCTCGGAAGCCATGATAAAATGCCTATCGAGACACTCCGGCTGTTTGCAGAGGTACACAACGGGATGGCTAGGCGCTTATTCAACAAGCGAGTCTACATCCTAACCCATTGTGCGATGCGCGTGTGGGAGTCATCGCACTATGGCTCCATCAACCTGTACGGACACTCGCACGGCAGACTGCCGGAGTCTGACGTCAAGCGACAGATGGATGTGGGTGTTGATGTGTGGGGATATAGGCCAGTACCTCTTGAGCTGGTCGAGGCCGTCATGGAGGACAGGCTGTTCAACAAGGGTGACGGAGACAGGTCGCCAGAAGAACTAGTGGCGGCTGTAGATTCTCTCCGCGTCCGCAACCTTGAATGGCGAGAGTGGTATGAGTCGAAAATAGTTGTTGACAAAAAGGAGGTGAACTGGCATAGTACTGGCAAGTGATCGAAACAGCAACAAGTAACAGGAGGAGGTAGGTTATGGTTCAGAAGCAGAAAAGTATTCCCGTTACATCGGGAATCTCGCCCGTTGGCGAGATCAAGTTCTGCCATCTCGACGTACCGGACACGCGGTTCAGCGCCGAGGGCAGGTACAGCATCACGCTCTTGCTCAATCCAGAAGACCCCAAGGTTCAGGAGTGGAGCAAGGCCATCGAGGAAGCGGCGGCTGGCAAGAAGCTGGTGTTCAAGCACGATGCCGAAAGCAACTTCCTTGAGATTCAGTTCCATAGCAAGGATAAGCCCAAGCTGTTTGACTCGCTGGCCCAGCCCATTCCGCCGGAGGTGGTGGTTGGCTGGCACTCGACGGCAAGGGTGTCATATACCGTTGCTGCATACAGCGGCTTCGGCGGTGGATGCACTTGGTATCTGAACGGCGCTCAAGTGGTCAAGCTGGTTGAGCGAAGCAATGCTGCCTTTGAGCCGATTGAACCTTCGGAGGCCGACGGGCCGTTCTAATTAGACGGTCTAATGAAACAACGGGGGGCCTTGGTTCTATGCCTTGGCCCCTAGCCTTAATTCAGTCAAATGGAGGTACATTATGCCGTTCGGATCGACTCTAAAAGGGGCTAGAACCTCACAGACGGTATCTCATACCGTCAGAACCAAGGACGGGGGCACAAAGGCGTTAAAATACGGTCGCAAGAAGGCCATATTGCTCTTTTGTACGGAATGTCTGGGGTGGGAAGACCATCCAGATGGCTGCACGGCTCCGCTGTGCCCACTATTCCCGTTCCGTGGAATCACATTATCGAGTCATCATGGTACTAAAAACAAAAAGGAGAAATGATATGTTGTTCACAAATAGATACGGATTGCCAGACCCGCTGGTTAGGGCTGTCACGTGGCAAGATTCGAGCCACAATCCCGACTCAGACATAAGCTGTACGACGTTAATAGGCAGTCCGCTTCACTTGTGGCTACTGAAAAGGTACGGCGATGTTGTTGTAGAGGATGTCAGTGACAGGTTGTGGGCTCTCTATGGCACAATCGCCCACTCAATACTGGAGCGATTCGGAGGCGAGGGCGAGCATGTTGAGAAAACTGCTATTGCGGAAGTAAAGGGCTGGCGGGTATCGGCACAGGTGGACTACATGAAGGAAGGTGGGTGCCTGACTGACTACAAGTTCACGTCTGTCTGGTCGGTAGCCGAGGGAGTTAAGGATGAATGGGCGGCACAAGTCAATGTCGGGTTGTGGCTCATGCGTCATGGGCTAGACGCGAAGCTGCGAGAAATTGGTGCTAGCGTACAAAGCCTTGCCGTGTGTTGTATGTTCAGGGATTGGGTGCCGCGCATGGCGGAGGAGTTCCCGAGCAAGGTGATGGTAATACCAGTTAAGATGTGGAGTGACGAGAAGGCCAAGGCATTCATCGAGGAGCGGGCATCGCTCCACCAGTCTGCCCAGAAGGAAGACGCCATTCCGCCTATCTGCTCCGACCACGAGCGGTGGATGCGTGACTTCGCCATAATGAAGCATGGCCAGAAGAACGCCGTCAAAGCCAAGATCAAGACAAGAGAAGAAGCCGAGGCTATTATGGCCGACATGGGTGTTGCTGGCCTGTCCATCAGGGAAGCGGTCCCGAAACGGTGCATGGAATACTGCGTGTTCTCCAAGAACGGCGTGTGTCCTTGGTGGGATTCGTTCGCAAAGCAAGCGCGATCCGAGCCGGTAATGCCGCCAATGCCTGAAGAAACAACAGCTAATGATCCAGACCAAATCAGAAAGGATGGTGCAGAGGTATGAACCGAAAGAACGTCAATCTGATTATTAACCTGATAGACTCTATGGCCGTGTCGCTTGCGGTGCGTAGGCTTCCGTGGTCAGACTCAACAAAGCGAGCGTACAACACGGCCATTAAGGCCTTGCTAAAGGAGAACAATGAATCCAAATAGTCCATACGAACGGCGCAAGCCGTCAAGCAGAGCGGCGATAGACGCCCTCCGGCGCTACCCCGGCGTGCCTATCAGGTCGCTGGCAAGATACCTGTTCGTCAGGCACGAGGGTATGTTCGAGAGCATGGATCATGCCAGAGGCATACTCAGGGTGGAGGCTGGCGTCCGCAAGTCTGGCCAGCCCGGTAAGTTCAGGACGATTGAGGGCATCGAGAGCCGTAGGGGTGTGCTTCCGCCCGTTCCGGCCACGTTGAGGCTCCACAGACCGCCCTATCAACTCCCTAGAGGGGTCTGGGGCGTCATGGCTGACCTACACGTGCCATTCCACGAGCCTAAGCCAATTGAGACGGCTATGCAGTGGTTCAGGGACAGTAAGGTGACAGGCATCATCTTCAATGGAGATCTTCAGGACTGTGAGGCGGTTAGCTACTTTGGAGCAACCAGACCTCGCAACTTCCTGTCGGAAGTTGAGAAGGTGTGTGACTTTCTGGACATGATGAAGAAAGCCTTCCCAAAAGCCCAGTTCCTCTGGCAAGAAGGCAACCACGAAGAGCGGCTTGAGTCGTATTACCGACACAATGCTCCTCATCTGGCTGATGTACCAACAGCCAGTATCGAGTCCCTGCTCCAGCTGGACAGGCGCGGCGTCGTGATGTTGGACAGGAAGCAGCGCATCACCATGCCGAGCTTCACCATGATCCACGGACATGAGATGAAGGGTGGATACTCACCAGTGAGTTCGTCGAGATGGGCGCTATTGAAGGCCAAGACCTGCGTGTCTGTGGCACACTTCCACCAGACCAACGAAACTACCCACTCGGACATCAATCGTAAGATGCTGACGGCGTGGGGGTTTGGCTGTCTGTGCGACCTGTCACCGGACTACAACACCTACGCAAACGGCTGGAACTGGGGAGCCGCCATGGTGTATAACGGTGGCGGCAACGATTGGAGCATAGAGAACCGCCGCATATTGACGAACGGGAAGCTGTATTAACGGGAGGAGATATGACATACAAATGGACAGGAACAGGAAAGCCGATGGACATGTCCTTGTTGGGCAGAGCTGGGTGCACATGCGAGAGGTTCAATCCAGAGCCTACCCCGCAGACATTCAAGACCGTAGGGCGCAGGCATGACAACGGGCTGTGGGAGTGCGCGGTGTATAAATTGAGGAGATAGGATGAAATACAACCCAGTGATAGTGACGGCGTATTACAAGACCTTCGGGATACCTCCCCCGGAGTACGAGTACAAGTTCCACCCAGTCCGCAAGTGGAAATTTGACATATGCTGGCCGTTGCAAATGGTTGCTGTTGAGGTGGATGGCGGGATATGGATAAGGGGCGGGCACAATAGAGGAGCCCAGATGAAAAAGGACTGGGAAAAAAGGAACACCGCAACCTCTATGGGCTGGCGGGTACTTCTATGCGAACCGAGAGACCTGTGTACAGAGGAGATGGTTGGCTGGATTAAATTAACAATTCAAACGGTGTATATGGAGGGGAATCCATGAAGGCATACTGCCCAGTATGTAAAATACATACCGCTGACATAAGCGCCGGTATAGTTCGTAAACGTGCTGTGATTATGTGCCGGGAGTGTTACGACCGCCTAGCAATTATGGACTCAACAGTAAAACAATCTGTCCGGGATACGCCGGACTTTCTAAAGGGGATATTCTTCAAATGAAAGACGAAACATACCTTTCTCTGTGTCACAGATGCGAGCATCGGGCATCGTTCCTTGAGAACGGCACTCGTCACCGCTTTGAGTGCGGAACCAACAACGCAGTATGGTGCTGTTATATGTTCAGCCCCGTCAAGCCTCTGGTGATTAAGGCAATTAGGGGCGAGCGGCGTGACATAAATGGCCCGTGGGTGTTTAGTGGCAGAGCAAGAGCAGTGCGGATAAGCAAGGGCGAGTACACGGCAAGGCGGGTCAAGGGCGGTACATTGGTTTACTTCAACCCAAAGGAGGACGAACATGTCAGCAAAGTCAAAAAGACCAAAGGTGTACGGTGACTTCTCGGGAGACTTCAGGAAGGAGCCGAGGGTGTTCTGTGATATGTGCCAGCGGTGGATACCGCCGTCTTACTTCGAGAAGGGGAAGCCGCAGTATATTCATACGTGCTATGACGCTAAAGCGCTAGAGCGCGGGAGGCAGAGGCTAGAGCGCGTAAAGGAGGTGTTAAAATGAAGAAAAAAGAAATGACAGACGAGCAGATGCGCGAGATGCTTCAGGAGTTCGCCCAAGGCCAATCGGTAGCCCTAGGCGGACACATAAAGGTTGAGATTAAAGAGCACTCCACTCGGTTCATCCCGGAGTTCGGATACTCCGGGTTCAAGTACGAGGATTCCCAATACCTGACGGACACCATACGCGGTGCCCAATCATTTCTGTATTGGCTCCACAGGGCTGGGAAGCGTATCGTTTAGTTATCATAAATGTATAGTAACAGCAACAGAAAGGAGATAGCATGGCTTACGAAGCAAAGCACGGAAACAGAATTACGAGGTGGCTTGATCCTGTTGAAAAGACAGGTAGCTCGTATGGGTTCATCAGCAACTCCGAGTGGATTGACATTGAAAGGAAAAGGATCGAAGAAGTTAGCGGGTGTAAGACCGAAATCAAAACCAACAAGAAGGGAGAGGTATCATTATGGCGGGTAAAGTAAAAAAACAGCGGGTGTATTTGGCTGGCCCCATGCGCGGAAAAGAGCTTTTCAACTTCCCCGCATTTAACTGGACGGCCAAGTGGTTGAGGAAGCAAGGCTACTTCGTGTGGAATCCCGCCGAGCGAGACATCAAAGAGGACGGCTTCAATCCCAAGAAGGACACGCCTCGCCCGATCTAAGGAGTACATGGTGCATGACCTTCCCGCCCTATGCAAGTGCGACGCCATAGTGGTTCTTGACGGATGGGAGCTGAGCCACGGAGCATCCCTTGAGGTCGAGGTGGCAAGGCGGCTGAGTATGCCGGTCTATGACGTGTGTATGCGCGAGGTAGTGGAGAAGAAGGCCCCGCCCACGGTGTTGCAGGAAGCCGATGGGCTCATAAACGGCCCACGTCAAGCATCCTATGGCCCGCCGGATCAGGACTTTAAGCGCACGGCAGACATGTGGACTGCGTTGCTCCAGTACAAGATGAAGGACGGAGAGAGCATCAGGCCGCAGGATGTCAGCTGGATGATGATGATGCTCAAGGCAAGCCGGGCGCAGCAAAACGACAAGCGTGATAACTACGTTGACGCGGCAGGATACGCCGGATGCGGCTGGATGTGCGTGGAGAAGGGCCAAGCGATTGTGCATCCGATGGTAGAATGGAAGCCGCCGGGTGATTTGAACGAATGGTATGGAAAGCCCAATTGTATTCCGGGTGTTAGCAAAAGCCTAATTGAAAGTATTTGGCTGAACGGGAAAGAGTACAAAGCTGGGCCCGCCGGTGACACTATACAAAATACTCGAACAGGCGTTAAGTACAATTACGTTCCTTATCTTGTTAAGAAATATCGCAAGGAGGCAAAATGAACACCCCAGAACCCGGCACCTTCGCCAGCAACGTCAGGTGTAAATATTGCAATGACCTGATTGGAAAGGCAGAGGTGAAGCCAGACGGAACGGTTGCCTGCCGAGACTGCACGGTGTTCTTTGGGGTACAGCTCGGCAATGGATACGAAGGGCACTATGACGACGACCCCAGCGGGGGTTCTGGCTCGTGGGATCAATGCGTTAAACTGTACGAAGGCAATTACGAAAGGGAGAAAAAATGAGCTACATGCCATACGATTGCGGCATAATCGAGCACCGCCTTGACCGCCTGTGGTC